GCCGAACGGATCATCGAACTCTACCGCGAACAGATCAAGTACCTGCTCAGCGAACTCCACCGCATCGGCTGGACCCCATACCCACCGGAGGCCCCTCAGTGATTCTTCACGGTGACTGCCGTGAACAACTTGCCACGCTCGAGGATGCGTCAGTCGATGCGATCGTGACTGATCCGCCTTACGAGCTCGGCTTCATGGGCAAGAAATGGGACGCCTCGGGTATCGCCTACGACCCGACCGTCTGGTCGGAGTGCCTACGCGTGTTGAAGCCCGGTGGTCATCTCCTCGCGTTCGGGGGGACACGCACCTACCACCGGATGACCGTTGCGATTGAGGACGCCGGATTCGAGATTCGGGACTCGATCCACTGGCTCTACGGGTCCGGGTTCCCCAAGTCCCTCGACGTGAGCAAGGCAATCGACAAGGCAGCCGGGGCGACGCGTGACGTGATTGGCGCAGCACCGTGGCAGAACAGCGCCAACCATTTCACGCCCGGGGACGATCACACTCAACGGGTACAGCTCAACATCACGGCGCCGGCTACCCCTGCTGCTGCTGCTGCTGCTGGGTGGGGTACTGCGTTGAAGCCCGCTCACGAACCGATCGTCCTGGCCCGGAAACCGTTGGTGGGAACGGTGGCGGCGAACGTCATGGCGTATGGGACGGGCGCACTCAACATTGACGGGTGCCGCATCGCCGGGGCGGATACGACAACGCGCCACAACTCCTCCTCCTCCTCCTACATGACGGGCACCATTGGGACGGTGCAGCCCGTGGTGGAGTCATACACAACGGGGAGCGCGGCGGGCCGGTGGCCTGCGAATCTGATCCTCACCCACTCCCCCGACTGTGTCGACGAGTGCGCGCCGGGGTGTCCGGTGGCAGCACTCAACACACAAAGCGGCACGACGAAAGGCACAGCGCGTACCGGTCCGCCCGGTGGCTCCACGTTCGGTGGCGGTGCGATGAACGCTGACACCGGCACATGGTTCGGGGACAGCGGTGGTGCGTCACGGTTCTTCACTACTACCGAATGGGACCCCGAGTACGACGTTCCGTTCTTGTATGTGGCGAAACCCTCACGACGCGAACGCAACGCTGGCCTCGACGGAATGCCCGAACAACCTGCTCCAAAAATGGATGACGGTCCATTTGTGAGCGAGACGGGTCGAGACAGCACGCAGGTACGCGCTGCCAACTTCCACCCGACCGTGAAGCCTGTCGCCCTCATGCGTCACCTTGTCAGGCTCGTGACCCCGCCCGGTGGGACGGTGCTCGACCCGTTCCTCGGAAGCGGCACCACCGCAGTTGCGGCCACCCTTGAAGGGTTCGCATGGATCGGTTGCGAGCTGACCGACGACTACCTTCCCATCATTGAGGCCCGGGTCGCATGGGCCGAACAACACCAACCCGAACCTGACCTCACCCTGTTCAACGATGCCCAGTAAGCAGCGGGACTTCTACAGCACTCACACCTGGCGCAAGATCCGACTCCAGATCCTCGAGCGCGACGGGTACGTCTGCCAGATCCGACGCAAGGGCTGCACCGAGATCGCCACCCAGGTCGACCACATCGTCCCCGTCACCAAAGGCGGCAGCAAATACGACCCCCGCAACCTCCGAGCCTCCTGCCTGAAATGCAACAACGGTCGAATCAACCGCACCCGAGACGACCAATGGATGCACGCACCCACCCACATCACCCTCGTCATGGGACCACCAGCCGCCGGCAAAAGCACCTACGTCCTCGAGCACGCCCGACCCGGCGACCTCATCGTCGACTACGACGCCATCGCCACCAGCCTCGGAGCCTCGAGCCACGCATACGGTCAGGCACTCCACCCGGCGGTCAACGCCGCCCGCAACGCGATCTTGCGTCAACTCAGGAGAGGGGAGACCGGGGCAGCCCGAGCATGGATCCTCTCAGCCAACCCCGAAGCCGAACGACGCTTCCCATTCCACGAACTCATCATCGTGGACCCGGGGCAGGAGGGGGCACTCGCCAACGCTCGAGCAGCGGGCCGGCCAGGTGACTACATGAACGCGATCCGCAAGTGGTACGAGGCCCGACAGGCACCGACTGGCGCGCAGCCCTCGAGGGACTGGTGAGGGTCGGGGAGGCGAGGGGGGTCGGGGGGTACCCCGGGGGCGGGCTGCGGGGCGGCCGATCGACCCCGGCACTACCCTCTTTTTCGTACCGTCACGAATCTCGCCGGCACGGCCGCTGTGTGGGCGTGTGCTGCGAATCGACGAGTGGCCCGGCAGGCACCACCGGGCGGGAGGGTAGCACGATGCGTTGCCGAGCGGTTACCGCAGGTCGTGGTGCGCTAGCCGTTACGCACGCTCTGGGCTGGGCGGCTATCCTCGCCGGCATGCGTTCCTGCCACCACTGCACCAGCCGTCTGTCTCCGCTCGCGCGCATCGACGCGCGCTTCTGCTCGACGCGTTGTCGAGTGGCGGCGCATCGTGCGAAGCCTCGCCAGGTCATCCCCGACGAGCTCGTCGCCGAGGCCCGGTGGATCCGGTACTCGAGCACGAAGGTTCCGCTCACGGTTCATGGTTGGCCGGCGTCGAGTACGAAACCTGCGACCTGGTCGACGCATGACGAGGTCGCGTCCTCGAGCGTGGGTGTCGGTCCCGGGTTCGTTCTCAACGGTGATGGGATCGTGTGCATCGACCTCGATCACTGTCTCAACGGTCGCGTGCTCGAGCCGTGGGCGGCTCGGATCCTCGAGGCGATCCCGGCGACCTATGTCGAAGTGAGCCCGTCGGGTGATGGGCTTCACGTCTGGGGTCGTGCGTCGGGGTTCTCGGGTGGGCGTCGGGTGGCGTTCGATGGTGGGATGGTTGAGGTGTATGCGACCGAGCGGTACCTGACCGTGACGGGCCAGCCGTTCCGAGGTTCGGCTCGCCGGTTGGGTGACCTGTCGGCGGTGATCGACATGATCGTGGGGAACTGATGACGGCAGCGAAGAAACCAGCAGCGAAGAAGGCGACGAGCGCGCGCTCGAGCAAGCCGGCACCGAAGCCGGTGTACGGTCGGAACCGGACGGCCGTGGAGACGACCGTTGAGGCGCTCCGTGCGACGGGTCGTCTCGAGGCGGTGGACGAAGCCAGGGTGATCGCAGCCTGCGCCCTGGCTGATGCTGTCGATGCCGATCCGACGAATGCGTCCCTGTGGCGTGAGTACCGGGCTGCTGTCGAGACGTTGAGGTTGGCGACGGATGGTGGCACGGATGAGTTCGCAGCACTCATGGCAGGACTGTCTGCCGAGGTGGGCGACAGCAAGAACCGACGGACGAGAGACCCTCGGTCCTGAGGTCGCAGCGATAGCGAAACAACTGGGTCAGGAGTTGATGCCCTGGCAGCGTCTGGTTGCGGATGTCGGTCTCGAACTTGATCCGGGATCGGGGTTGCCGGTGTTCCGGGAGATCGTGGTCACGGTGCCTCGGCAGTCTGGGAAGACGACGCTGGTGCTGGCTTGGGAGTTGCAGCGCGCCCTTCGTTGGGCGCAGCCTCAGCGGTGCGCGTACACAGCGCAGACCGGGTGGGATGCTCGCCGGAAACTCATCGACGATCAGGCCCCGTTGCTCAACGGGTCCCCATTCAAGGTGGCGGTCGATCGTGTGTTTCGTGGTGCCGGGACGGAGGCGATCGTCTTCAAGAACGGCAGTCGGATCGACGTGCTCGCCACGTCGGAGGCCGCGGGCCACGGTCGGACCATTGACCTCGGGGTCATCGACGAGGCGTTCGCTGATACCGATGATCGTCGTGAGCAGGCCCTGCTGCCGGCGATGGCGACTCGGGCGTCCGCTCAGATCCTTGTGGTGTCGACGGCTGGGACGGATGCGTCGATCTATCTGAATCGGAAGATCGAAGCCGGTCGGGCTGCGGTCACGAATGGGGAACGGTCGGGGATCGCCTACTTCGAATGGTCTGCCGGGGACGAGCAGGACATCGACGATCCGGCGACCTGGTGGTCATGCATGCCGGCGCTCGGTCACACGATCAACGAGCAGGTCGTCCAGCATGCTCGAGCAACCATGTCGGAGGGTGATTTCCGGCGGTCGTGGTTGAACCAGGCGACGACCTCCGACGAGCGGGTGATCCCGGCGTCGGTGTGGGATGCGGTGTGTGATCCGTCGGTGAAGCCGGAGGGTCGGCTCGTGTTCGCAGTGGATGTCAACCCGGAACGGTCGGCCGCGGCGATTGCTGTCAGTGATGAGCAGGGCCGGGTCGAGTTGGTGGATCATCGGCCTGGGGTACCGTGGACGGTGGACCGGTTGCGTGAACTCGCGGAACGTTGGTCTGCTCCGATCGTTCTCGACGGGTATGGCCCGGCAGGTTCGTTGGTCGATCAGCTCGAGGACGTTGGGGTTCGGGTCGAGAAGTTGACGGGCCGTCAGGTCGCGAATGCGTGCGGCGCGTTCTACGATGCTGTCGGTGATCGGAAACTCCAGATCCGATCGAATGATCTGTTGGATGATGCGGTCGCTGCGGCTCGGCGTCGTTCATCCGGTGACGCGTGGGCGTGGGCTCGGTCGGACACCCAGTCGGACATCTGTCCTCTGGTGGCGATCACGCTCGCGTTTGATCGTGCAACAACATCGAAGACGGGCCGGTCTGGTGAACTGTGGGTCGCATGGGACTGAATCGGAGCACGATGGGAACCATCCTCGAGATCCTCGGCGGGTTCGCTCTGACGTTCGGTGCCGGCCTGTTGGCGATCTGGGCTGGTCTGCTCGTAGCCGGTGTTCTTCTCATCCTGTTCGGTCTGGCACTCGAACGATTCGAGTCCTAATGGTTGGTGATCGGTAGATGCTCGGACGACTCATCCCTTGGTCCGCTGAAGAACGTGGTCTGTCGATGACGGACTATCAGGACCTGTTCACCCGGTTCGGGTTCAACGGTGTCCAGTACGTCGCCCCTGCCGGGAACATGCAGGAACTGACGGCCCTCGAGGGTGCACAGAACCCGATCGTCGCAGCGTGTATCCACGCTCGGATGCTCGTGTTCTCGGAGGCCCGGTTCACGTTCCAGCGGTACTCGGCCAGCCGTCCAGGTGACATGTTCGGCACCCCGGACCTGACGATCCTCGAACAGCCGTGGCCGTCCGCTACGACCGGGGATCTATTGGCTCGAATGGAAGCCGACGTCAGCCTGTTCGGGAACTCCTACTGGATCCGATCCAACAACGAACTCGTCCGCCTCAACCCGGCCCGCATTCAGATCGTCACCGGTGACGTAACTGACCGGATGACGACGAACACCGTCGGTCAGCGGCTCGTCGGATACAGCCTCACCGACGACATGCACAACGAGCTCGCATTCTTCGAGCCGAACCAGATCTGCCACTACAAGCCCCTCGCCTCCCCGCTATCCCCATTCCGGGGACAGTCCTGGCTGTCCGCCGTGATCCAGGACGTGCAGGTCGATGGCGAACTCACGAACTACAAGTCGGCGTTCCTATCGAACGCGGCCACCCCGAACATGGTCGTGTCGTTCGATCCGACGATCACGAAGGAAGCATTCGACAAGTTCCGGGAGTCGATGGAAGCCCGACACCGTGGAACCGCCAACGCCTACCGGACCCTGTACCTCGGTGGTGGTGCGGACGTGAAGGTCGTCGGGGCGAACTTCGAGCAGATCGCGATGAAGGCCGTTCAGGGTGCTGGCGAGACTCGTATCGCCGCGGCCGCTGGTGTGCCCGCCTCCATCCTCGGAATCAGCGAGGGTCTTGCCGGTTCGAGCCTCAACGCCGGCAACTATGGGGCAGCCCGACGCCGGTTCGCAGACGGCACCCTCCGACCGTTGTGGCGTTCCGCCTGCGGTTCCCTCCAGAACCTCGTGCCCCCGCCCGACGGTGGTGCCCGCCTCTGGTACGACGACCGAGACGTCTCGTTTCTTCAAGAGGACATCGACGACGCCGCGGCCACCCGCCAGAAGGACGCCCAGACGATGCGAACCCTCGTCGATGGTGGCTTCGACCCGGCCTCGGTCGTGACCGCGGTGACGACTGGCGACATGAGTGCCCTCGTTCACACCGGTCAACTCTCCGTCCAGTTGCAACCGCCCGGCACCGGCGAACCGGCCCCCATAGCCTGATGCTGCACCACATCGACCCGACCGACCCGAACCCCGCACGCGAATGGTTCGCCCGCAAGGCTGAAGCCATCAACGCCGAGGAGACCAACATGACCGACGCCCGAAGCATCGACGAGACGATCTACCCGGTCGCTCCCGCACAGGCCGCCGTCTACCAGGCGCTCGAGGACATCGTCGAGATCCACGGCAAGTTCGACCAGACGACCGGCTCCAACGGTGCCCACTACGTCGCTGAGTCCCCGTTCGCGAACGAGGGTCTCGTCTGCTCCAACTGCCTCTTCTACGAGGGTGCTCGAGCGTGCGAGATCGTTCAGGGTGACATCGCCCCGGAGGCGATCTGCAAGTTCTGGCAGATCCCCGAAGCCCTCGTCGTCGAAGGTGACCAGCCGGCCCCGGCCCCCGAGATGCAGACCGAAAGTCTGTCGCGTGACAACCTGTCAAGGATTGTCGAGTTCCGGGCCATGCCCTCCGACGACGGTCTCACCCTCCAGGGCTACGCGGCCGTGTTCAACGAGTGGACGACCATCGACTCCTGGGAGGGCACGTTCCGCGAGCGCATCGCCCCCGGTGCGTTCAAGCGGACCCTCGGCCAGCGGATGCCGGTCCTCCAGTTCGATCACGGTTCCCACCCGCTGATCGGATCCATCCCCCTCGGCCGGATCACAAGCATCGTCGAGGACGAGCGCGGTCTCAAGGTCAAGGCCCGTCTCTCCGACAACTGGCTCGTCGAGCCGGTTCGCGATGCGATCCGAGACGGTGCGATCAACGGCATGTCGTTCCGATTCTCGGTGCCGGCCAACGGTGACAAGGTCACGCGTGGAGCCGACGGCATGCTCGAGCGCACCATCAACGAGATCGCACTCTACGAGGTCGGTCCGGTCGTGTTCCCCGCCTACGAGCAGACGACCGTCGGTGTACGCTCCCGACAGGCGCTCGACGCGCTCCAAGACCCTGAGGTCCGCAGCGAACTCGCCCGGATCCTCGCAACTGGCACCGACGTCAAGTCGCTCGCCACAAATCCCGACCCGGTCGCAGACCACTCGGGATCAACCGACTCCGACTCGCAGACCACGCACTCGGAGCGTCAACCCCGATCCCGAGCCCAGCGAGAAGCCCTCGCCGCTCTCCATCTTCACTAGGAGATCCCATGAACCTGCACG